GATGACTGCAGACTTAGCAGCTGGGATTGCCGATCGAAGAGCCCCAATGAAACAAAGGTAGCTCGCGTAGATGTGGTCATCGTTGCTCTCTCCGTGACCTCTTGGAGAAACCACGTAATAGTGCATGTGACCTGATGTTCTTTTTTGGCGGGCCACTCGTTCAATTTGAGAAACCCCTTCAGCATCTATTTCTGAAAAAACTAAAAATCCGCTTGAAATATGCTTAATCATCTCGTTAGTAGCCCAAGCCTTAAATGACTCACTAATCTCTATGTTGTTATCAAAACTAGCGATGCTGACCTTCTCATTAAACTGAATTCCTTCAATTTTTGTAGAATAGTCAAACGAGGCGTATTCCGGCCTAGATTTCAGACTTTGCATTATTCCGGCACCGCCACCACCCGCACCAATATCGATTGTTATCTTTGATACGTTGTAAGACCGCGCCAGGTAATCGATAATCTTTTCCTGCTCGGGGTAGTCAATTCGCTGCAATCGGTAACGAGCAAAACATTTCCAAGTATTTTCCGAAAAACCCATTAGTTGAATAATAGTCGGATCGCTAAACCCCGGATCGATTGCCAAAATCAAACTTTCTACGTTTTTTAATTTGACAATAGGTAGCAGGTCTGTAAATTGCTTTCCCTTGTCTTTATCAATTGCCGCGTACTTGAACGAATAAAAGTCGATTGGAACTAGCTTCATTTGATCACGCGAAATGACTTGGAATGACGGAGATCCGTGTTTTCCTAAAACTAGCTGTTGAAAAGTATCTGAAGACTCGCCTCCAAACTTTATTATTGCATCGTCCCAGTCTTCTTTAGTGAAGTACGGGTTATTCGGTGCAGGTATCCGATACTTCTTAAACTTAGGTGTTTTAACATCGAGTACATAGAGAGCAGTATTCCGCATTCCATTTGGAACGCCAGTATAGAGCTCCTGCACTCGTGGCTCCCATGTGTTTAGCGTAGGCTGCATCTGGTCAAACGCGGTCATAGGAAACAATTGAAACTCGTCTCCAGTAATCTTGGGAATATGCAATCCGACAAGATTGTTTTCCCCACGGCTACCTGCAATACGTGCGTTAAGTCTGTGCCTTCTGGAGCCAAGTTGAAAATCAAGCGTACCTTTAGATCTGTTGACGTTGTTATTAAGAAAATCTTTTAAAAACGGTGAAGTTGTGAATTTAATAATAATTCGATCGAGCAGCGGAGTGAGTTGATTTGTGTTTGGCGTGACTAAGAGTTGTTCAGATGTTCTTGGGAACTCGATGCCTGAATTAAGCACTTGATAAGTGAGCAAGTCTTCGAGAATTACCGAATTGTGCACAACTATGTTTTCGCTTATGTAAGTTTCGTCTTGGTAAACATGCACAGAATACGTTAATTGCATGCCATGCTGCTGTTTAAAGACAATGGGCTCCCATGAGTACCAGTCCAGGTTTGTTTCCTTTTCCTCGGTATTTGCAGAAACACCCGGTATTTTAAAGCTGGTCCAGAAAACGCGAGCGGCGTTTTTATCAAAAGTTTCGACAATCCACTGCGAATCATCTATGTCAAAAATGTGATGCTCTTCGGCATGATTTGCGACTTTGTGACATTTTGTCTTTATGCCAAAGTAAAGAAGAAGCTCTTGCCAGTCCTGCACGTACTTCCAATTAAAAAGTTTAATTTTAACTGAGTCAAGCGTAAGCTCGCCATGTTGTGCATAGGCAGCTTCCATGAATACACGTATGTTTTCGAGAGTCTGCGTTTTAAGCCAGTCGAGTTTAAAAACGCGCCGATAGTCCTTACCATAAGCACCCAGTTCTATCTTAAGTTGATTTATGTAATGGCGTACCCCGCCTGCCTTAGTTCTCTCTATGTAGACCTTACCGTCATTGTCTTTTCGGTAGTCAAGAAACAACTTCTGAGATATGTCTCTTAGCTCAGCGTCTATCTTCTTGTATCTTGGAACAATTGCGCCCGCAGGTTTAAAGTAAACGCTCCCAGTAGCTAAGTACCCAAGTATTCGTAGTTCAGCCCAGCTAAGTGTGTTATATATGCAGTGATCGGTCGGCAACTTGTTCATTACCGCCACAAGATCGCCTACTACTAAATCACCCATCAATACAAATCCGCGAGGAGTCATAATCGGGTGCACATCGGTTGTTTTAACCTGCTGACCGCTCTGTGTGATGATTGAGTAACATTTTTTCCATTTGTCTTTTCTCAGAAAAGCGCGTCTTTGCGAAAAAGAACCGTTTACTGAATAACCGTAAGTCACAAACGAAGGAAACTTGAGAAGTTGTGAAATAGTCTTGTAACCTGTGCTTGTAAATACACGAGCAGACGCAGGCTGGCACTTGCCAATTGCGCGTCCGCCGGTAATAACAATATGCTTACTTTGGTCAGTTAAAATTTCTTTTTGATATGGTCTGAAAGTAAACTCTTCGTGCGCCCAGTTGTTTCGGTTCATGTCTCCGTTGTTAGTGGACCTTAGAAACTCGTTTAACCAGACGGGGTCTTCCACAATTTCAAGAAAGGCTAAATCTGCTTCATCAATTTTAGCTTTCAGCATCGTTGAGGTCCTCCTCCGGTTCTTCACCAAGTACTAAGTCGTCTTCTACGTCAGACTCTGTACTTTCAGATATTTTAGAATGTTTGACTGTGTACTTGTGTTTTCGTCTCCATCCTGCATCTTTAATGTCAAAGAAAATATCTTTTTCTTCTCTAGCCGCAAGAACCAACTTGTTGCATTGGTTGCAGTTAACACGAAGTTCAAAAAGACTGTGATCGTGAACAATCGAAAATCGAGAAAGAAGAATTTTGCAGTCTGGGCAGTATAACTTAACTAAACGACGTTCGAGAAAATCCTGTGCTGTTTGTTTTAGGTTTACTAAGTACTCGGCAATAGACTCAGAGTTGTTTTGATTTCTTGTCTTCCGGTCAAGCGCCAATGCGCGCTCTAACTGAAGATTTCTTTCAATAATGTCCTTGAGCGACGACGACAAACGTTGAATCATGTCAATGTTTTCAACAGGGTCATCGTCGGTGAGCTCTTGAAGTTTTCGTTGAACGCTCTCGACAATAATCTGATTATTAATCAGCATTTCAAGATTAGCTCGATCATTCGGAGAAGCCAACGTGGCTAAATCATATTTATCCGAATAATCTTTCAAAATCTCGTCAAATCTTCGATTTTTTGCCATTTATCCTCCGATATGCCACAGATACTGCGTAATACTACGCAGTATCTGCCACAAATGTACTTAATTAATTGTCACCGGATCGGGCAAGCTCCACCTTCACAGTCAGTTCCCAAGTCGTCGTCTACTTCTACATTTTCGTGCTTCTCGAGAAGTTCGATAACAGAAGAACCCGTCACACTGGAGACTTCAGCCAACCGACGCTCGTACTCTAGTTCATCGATTGCCTCGTATGGCATCAACGGGTAAGCAGTTGTAAACTTTGGAAGAAACGACACACCAATGTAATCTTCCCATCTGCTAAGCAGTAGTTCGATAATCTCGTCAACTTCTTCGGGGCTGAATGTCACTGTAATTGACGTGTTATGATCGGTCCAGTACTTCTGCAAAATGAAGTAACGGTTAAGCTGCTCAACAGCACTTTCTTCCGCAGACGCTTTCTTTGCTGACGTTTTAATTGGGAATTCGACAACCCAAGTCAGCGCATTCTTGAGTGTCTCTTCTTTGTCTGCGTCACTCATGGCCGCAAAAGCCTCAGGCATGCATGAGGTTGCTTCAGGGAAAATTGGATATCCTGATTCTCGCATAGCCTGAGCCAGCGGGTCCTTTGAAGAAATACGCACGCGTCGGACGTACAGGGGCGCATATGAGGCGTGTGCACCGCTAGATACCGTAGGAAGCTGTGCAATCGTACCAGAGGGCTTTACAGTGGTTACCAGAAGCGGCGTAGGAATTCGCAGAATGCTTGCGTACGCCTCTGCTGATTCATTGGCGACCAGGTTCAAAATTTCCAAAACACTTCGCAAAGTATGGAACGCCAATCGCGAGCGGCCAGCACGATCTTTATAGATTGTGCGAATTGGGCTGCTTTCTTCCTCAGTTGTGGAGACACCCAAAGCATCAAATGCTTCGACATACCCGGTCAGGCTTACGCCTGTCAGACGGTCGCGCTGCTGTACCTTGTCCCAGTGGGGGAGTTCAAGCTCGAGCGTGGCCATGCGGGCGCCTAGACGCGTAGCCTGAGTCACTGCGTGCTCAAGAGCGTCCAAGTCAAGAAATCCGCCGTACCGATCAAACTTCACAAAGTTGCGAACATTAACTTCACTAAGATTGCAAACACCGTTATCAGCCAGCAAGATTTCAGCACATGGATTAGTACCGGCATACCAAGGGCGACGTTTTGCCGCAGCCACAGCATTAATAAAACCTGGCTCGCCGTTATTCAAAATACGGCTGAACAACTGCGTAAGCTGCTCTTTAGTAGGCTTTTCAGTGAAGTACACTGAATTGTTGCTCATTGACCGAAATCTTTTGTCCTCTTTGGCAGGGTCGGACCAAAGGTCCAATTTAGCGTCGAGCACGGCGGTATCGTTAATGTCGAAAAGAGTGATCTCGGAAGAACGACGAACGCCGCCTACAACAACTGCCTCACCAATCAGATTCATGACGTCCATAGCTTGTATTGTCGAGAGACGGTCATTGCCCTCGTTCAAGACTTTTACAATCTTCTCGTACATATCGCGCAATGCCTCATGACCGCTGGCACGTCCACCAAATGTCTTTAGCTGCTCTCCTGCAGGACGAACGCTGTCATAGTCGACAACAATCTTTTTGTAACCTTGAAAGAAGGCTTCAAACAGAGATTTTAGGCCCCATACCCAACCTTCTTTGCTGTCGCCAATCGACAGATACATTACGCCCTCGTCGCTGGTGTAGTGCGAACTCTCTAGGCGTTTTGCTTTGGGCTTAGCGCTGTACTCTTTGTGCTCAATAGTTACCCCGGTAATCAACGGCGGAAATTTAGTTACGTCCTGAGGCAAAACACGAAAACCCACGCCGGTGCCCAACATCATCAAATAAAACGCGTCAAGGAATGCCTGAACGTCGTCAACAATCATGAACGAGCAGTTGAAGTTAGACAGCGGATATTTCTTGGCAGCCTCTGTACCACCAGTCCACAAAGTGCGGCCTGCTGGAAACACCGAGAGATTGTACATCGCTTCAAAAAGCTCGCGCGCTTCTGTCTCCTGCTGAAATCGGTCATTAATTGTATCGAGACCCATGCTGTATTCAACCACGCGAGTCACGGTCTCTTTCCATGTTTCTCGTCGTCGTTTGGTGGGCAAGTATCGGCTATATGTACGCAGATAGACAAATTGACCGAGCAAGCTCGGCCACTGTGGGTTATCTTCAAATTTATTTAAAAAAGACTTACTGAGTAACATCGCTCTCTCCTATAATCTCGTAATAATGTACAGTTGGATCTGAAAAGGTATAGCCGCTAAGTACATTTTTAGCGGCTTTTAAGTTATCGCGGTAAGACACGTGCGAGACCATGTAGTTTCTCAGCTTGTTCATAAAGAGTTGAGGGTCCTCTCCAGAGAAAGGAAAGAATATCTCATACTGCTCTAGCTTGTCAAGCTTGTTAGAAGCCACAGAAAACCTTACTCGAAAGTTTCCGTTTTCCTCCGCCCACTCATAAACAGTGAACTTCATCGATTATCGCCGTCTCCTTGAATTGTTCCTTTTTCCATTCTTTCGGAAAGCTTTGCAGCG